CTGCAGAAAGCAATGCGGGATGCTGAGAAAGCAGAGGAACAAACCACCGAAGGTGAAACGTCCAATGTTGGACAGTCCGATGCAGAACAGCCAAAGGCTGATGCAACTAAGCCTCGTATCTCTCACAAAGTGATGGTGAATACCATCATTGCTCAAGCCGAATTGAATGAGCTTGATCTTGAAGAGATCATCACTGACTTGATGGCTGTACTTGAAAAGCGTCAAGCTGCATGAGATACAAGGTATCTTCATACAAAGCTGGTGTTGAGCAGTCTATGCTCGACACGGCTATGGCACAGTTCTGTGATCTCGCAGATGAAATGAACCGTCCAACATTGGACACTTTGATTGCCGACACGGTTACTCCAGAGGAGTTGAAACGCCGTGTTCCCACGTTAGTCCACGATAGTGGATGGAAGGATGTAAAAAATGACTAGGATTGAATTGCGTATCGTTCTTGCTACCTACATATTGGTTAGCGTATCTCTTGCCTACCTATTGCTTGCTACATTTGGCTATGCCAATGCCGATGAGTTTGGTGTCTTTATACCACAAGTCGGTGGCTTTCACGTTGAAATAGAGCCGTACCATCTTGACAAGTAGTATTACATAGTTATATAACACTGATACTTTAGTGAAAGTGTTATATAACATATGTTTAATACTAACACTGAAACAAACCGTCCAATGTTGGACACTTTAAACGGAGTTTTTACAATGAATATCACTCGTACTTCTCGTCTTACTGGTAAAACCAGTGTAATGGATTTAAAAATTACTCAAGCACAGCTTGATGCTTGGGTTGACGGTATGCTCATTCAAGATGCTATGCCACAATTGCCTCCTGAGCATCGTGAGTTCCTGATGACGGGTATCACACCTGACGAGTGGGATTCGGTGTTTGGTTAATTGAAACCGTCCAATGTTGGACACTTTTGAAAGGATACATACAATGTATCAACGTGATGTAAATGAAATCAAAGCCTTTGTGAAATGGCGTGGCCCAGATGCAATGGTAAACACTGGCCTATTCGTACTGCTTACTATACAAGCTGGCCTGTCTACAGTTCGTGGTAGCATGGTCAAGGTTGAACGTGACGGCTATGCCGCTGACTGCCTATGGGGTAAAAAGTCCGATGGCTATGAGTACCTCAATGACCACAAGGATTACCTATACGGTAAATTGTATCAGATTGCCGACAAACATGGCTATGATTCCAAGCAAGGCTGCATTGAGGCTATACGTTTGTTCGTCAATGTGCCTAACTTTGGCATGGTAAAAGCGGCATTTATGGCTCAATGCTTGGGCTTTGATACTGCCTGTTTGGATGTCCACAACCTCAAACGCTTTGGGATACCTGTTAATGCAACTAAAATTGACATGAAAGCCAAGGAAGCTACAATACTTCGTAAGATTGAGGCTTACGTTCACTTGTGCCACCAGTACGCAGAGCATGGAGAAAACCATGAGCTTTCAACTGCCGAATATTGGTGGAATACATGGTGTGAGTATGTAGCTGGCAATCGTGCCAATCGTGCCTTGGATACTGGTGACGTAGTGTCTAGGTATCATGTAGAATGTGTAACATATGGATTTGAACATGGATAGAGAAGTATTCTTTGATGCCCTTTGGAAGATGGTCGAAAATACTGACGTAGACTATCAAGAGTTACTTGATGATGATGGTGAGGGTGGTGTCTACATCAAGTTCACCAATGTAGTAGTAGGTGATGACGATGATTAAAAAAGTATCTGTGGGGATTGTAAATCCTGTGGCAAAGGCTATGCTGCAAGAGCGCAAAGCCCCACAGGTAGTGCCACCTAAGAAAGGTAGCAAAGCTAAACGTAACCGCAGCAAGGACAAGTATGATGCAATACGAAATGAAAAATTTCATCAAAACGACTAAACGAAAAGCGTCCAATGTTGGACAGTCCAAGTACAATGACGATTGGAAACGTGATCGTGACATTGCAAGAAAGAAAAAAGTTCAAATGCAACGAGGCGTAACGGATTACAAAAGCAAAAGGATAGCATAGCTATGTCAGTATATATGATCTACCAACGTACTAATGTTGACAGTGACCGCATCAACAGGATGCCTACGTCAGTATATGCCAAAGCGTACTTCGCACTTGGTATGCCAACACGAGAGACTGTGGAAGATGCAGTGCATGACGGTTTGTTTCACAATATGTATGAGCCTACCATGATTATGCACGACATCGAAACACGAGAACGTACCCCATTTGAGGCCATCTTTGATGAAGGCAATGGGTATGGTGACGGTTCCATAAAGACTGCCAATATACGAGACCGTCCAAGCATGTCCGTAGGAGATATACTTATGGATTTGACAACTGGCTATGCCCATGTATGTATGCCAATAGGCTGGCACAGCCTTGACCTAACACTTGAACTTAAAACAGCTTAAAAGGAGCTATCACATGACAAACCCAACACAAACCAACCGCCCTGTAGTAAAATCCATGAAGCCTGAGTTGTATGTACAGCACACATTCCACATGAAGAAAGCACGTAAGTACACATACAACTATTCCGTTCTGGATGATTACATCCTAGAGAACTGGGAAACTAAGACGGAAAAGCAAATGGCAAGCGAGCTTAACGAGTATCAAAACCGTGTAAACTATCGCATCCAATTGCTCAAATCCGCTGGCCTTATCGGTGGTAAGTACGACATGGAGCGTGGTAAGCTGATGCGTCAACGTAAGCACCTAGTTACATGGCTCAAAGAATTGGATGCAAAGATAGAAGGAGTAGCATAAATGTTTGTAATTGTAGCAACAAAACCATTGGACGATGGATCACAAGGCTTTCGGTTCAACCTGTTTGGCAAGAAAGGTTTGATGCGTAAACGCAAATCAATGTCACGTGGTTGGTTCAAGCGTCAGCGTATGGAGACATCCGTAGCGTACCACTTTGGCAAGCGTACCGTGTACCTGTTTGGTAATGGTATGAAGCCACGTAAACTATCACACTTTGCAGGTTAGGAGATACAACTATGCCATATATTCCAAATGAAGAAGAACTAGCACGACAAGCTAAGTGGAAGGAGGAGCGTCAAGAAAGGGAAAAGCCTATGCGTGAAGCATTTAACAATCTAACACCAAATCAACGGGACGTATTACGATTTGCATGTGATACAATGTTGAACTTTGATCAAGAAATGATTGACTTGGAGGGTGATTGCTATCATAGTACCATGCAGGGAGTGCGTACTGTAGGATACAAAATCCGTAACGCCTTCCCAAGCCTAAAAATGGAGGACTAAACATGGCTGTAATGGCATACGATGTAACGCTTGAGATTGACGGGATAGCATCCGTGGTCAAGCTAGATACTACCTATCCCGCTGTGCATAGCTGGAATAGTGCAGTAGAATTTGCAATCCACATGGCTATCCATGACCATCCCGGTACAAAGATTGAGTTTATTGACTGTGCCGAATACGTACACGCTGAATACACAAACTATGGATACATCCATGATGCACCTATGGTGCTCCAATGATTAGCGCAGCGTTAATGTGCTTGGCCCTCAATGTATATCACGAAGCACGTAGTGAACCATTGCAGGGCCAAGCCGCTGTAGCCCATGTTGTACTCAATAGGGTTGCAAGTGGTCGCTGGCCTGATGATGTGTGTTCCGTAGTACAACAGGGGTACAAGAAGGGCAGGTTCAAGTGCCAGTTCTCGTGGTACTGTGACGGTAAGCCCGATGAACCCAAAGAGATACTGGCATGGGCAAAGTCCGTGCTGGTTGCCAACCAAGTTCTCACTGGTGTCGTACCGGACGTTACCAACGGAGCTACACACTACCATGCAAGGTACGTTAACCCGTACTGGAGTGCATCCTTGTCCAAGACTGTGACATATGGATCACACTTATTCTATAGATAGCTTATCGTTACTAGTATAGGGGTGGACAGGGACTATACAACTATGGCACAGTTGCCATCTAACCAATCACAGGAGAGTGAAATGCCTTTTGATATTCCAGAATATTTAGACTTTGATGTAGCTTTTGAGGACACACGTATGCCCGATAAGAAGTACGTCATCAACCAGACTACAGGTCAACCACTTGGTATCGTTGGAAAATCTTTCCAATGTGCCTCGCATGGTGACTTCTTTCGTGGTGTAGTCAGCACCGCAACGGAGACACTATCTGAGAATGACTTGGAAGATGCCAAGTATAGCTTCCGTACTGCACGTAATGGTGCATGGGCTATGCTCGACATCACCTTGCCCAATGTCACAATGGACATAAGCACAGACAAGTTCGAGACAGAGATCGGCAATCGTATCATCAGCCTTCATGGCATTGATGGTTCGTGCAGCAACCAAGTATTCTTTGGTGCTATTGATTTCTTCTGTACCAACGGCATGATCACAGGAGATCACGACAAGGTGCGTAAGAAGAACACATCTAACTTCTCTATGGAGAGCTTTATCTATGAGCTTAACCGTGCTCGTACTGACTTCTACACACAGGCACAAGAGATGCAGGTGTGGGCGCATACTGACCTCAAGTATGTAGACGTAAGCTCTTTGCTCGATGACATGCTAGGGTCTAAGCGCAAGTCCGAGAAGATGTACAGCTTGTACATGCAAGAGGCATCGACACGTGGTCACAACAAGTTCGCACTGTATAGTGCTATGACTAACTATGCCACCTATGCAGATGAACGCAACGGGTTCAACCTCAAGAACACGGGCAACGACACACAGGCAATCAGCATGTGGTCACGTGAGCAAGAGGTAAGCAAGTGGATTAGTGACGATAGGTTCCGTATGCTGGAGGCCGCATAGTCAATGCCTAAGCTACCACGCTACGTACAAGAACGAGTGTCACCCTCTGGGGTGATCTCATACCGCTTCAACCCACCACAGTCCCTTGTGGATGAAGGTGTGGTGCAACGTGAAGAGTATCGCAGTGACATCAAGGAGGTTCGCAAGATTGTGAAGGAACACAACGCAGCCATTGATGCGTGGAGGCATGAGCAGTCTCTTGTTATACAAGTAAAGCCCAACAGTAAGGTGACGGACTTGATAAACTTCTACTATCAATCTAATGATTACAATATGTTACGTCCCAACACTAAGGTGGATTACAGATACTTCTTGACGGTGCTGCATCAGACAATGGGTACACGTAAGTATGCACTTGTGACACCTAAGATTGCCAAGGCTGCATATGAGGAGTGGGTGAAGCGTGGCATTAGTTTTGCTAACCATGCTGCAACCTGTGCCAGTAGGGTATACAACTACGCCATACAGATGGGACACACTACACAGAACCCTTGGGCTAACATCAAACGTAAATCTACACCGCAACGCAAGGTAGTGTGGTCACACGATGACGTTATCAAGTTCCTTGATGTAGCGTACAGCGACTATGAGTATCGCAACCTTGGTCTCATTGTGCAGATGGCATACGAATGGTGTCAGCGTCTTGGTGACATGCGCAATCTCAAGTGGGAGAATATTGACTTGGCAAAACAAGTACTTAACCTCGAACAGAGTAAGCGTAGGGCTGACGTTACACTACCAATCTCTGATGACCTGTGCATTATGCTTAACGATCAGCGCAATGACTTTGGTTTTCAAGAGTACGTAGCACCGCATCCTCGCCCTGTGCAGGGTACGTATATACCGTATGCAATGGAGAGGCTGTCGAAGGTAGGCCGTAGGGTAATGAGGCTGGCTAAACTGCCAGAGGATTTACGTCTAATGGACTTACGTAGAACAGGAGTTACACAGATGGTAGATGCAGGTGTCCCACTACCCCAAGTCATGTCAGTGACGGGCCATGCACATGTGTCTTCCGTGAAACCCTATCTAAAAAATACGTACCACTCTGCAAATAGTGCCTTGACACAAAGAAATGTCCGTGTACAATCGAGTGGTAACGAGTAACACAGAAAGTGAATAGTACCTATGAATATAAATAACATTATAAGTGATCTATCACTAGTTAATGGTGAGACAAGACGTATGACTTGTCCATCATGTAATAGTAAGAACACCTTCACCGTTACAAATAACATGGGTTCTATCGTATGGAATTGCTACAAGGCTAGTTGTTCCGTATCAGGTGGTACTCGTACCACACTCACAGCGGAGGACATTCGCAAGTCTCTTGGCCATGTTGCAGAAGAGACACACACTACAACTTTCACTAGACCGGAATGGTTTGTGCGAGACTACTCAAAGCTGTCAGGTTTCTGTGACAAGTGGGAGCTTGATGCACAACAGCTAGGTCTTATGTACGATGTGAAGGAACATCGTGTGGTGTTCCCTGTTGTACACAATGGAGTCACCGTAGATGCCACGGGCAGATCACTTGGTAATCGTATACCTAAGTGGAAAAGATATGGTAAAAGTGTATTGCCATATAGTTTCGGACGTGGTAAAACTGCGGTAGTCGTTGAGGATTGCATAAGTGCTGCCGTTGTAGGCAGTGGTGTATGTGTTGGGGTAGCAGTGTTGGGTACATCATTGTCCAATGGACATAAGGAGTACTTATCGCAGTTCTCAACGGCTATAATTGCACTAGACCCTGACGCACTACCTAAGACACTGCAATTTGCAAAAGAATTACGAGGCTACGTAGATACCGTGAAGGTTCTACGACTAACAGACGACATCAAATACCGAATGCCAACCGACATGGCAAACCTTTCATCACTAGGAGAATAACCCCAATGGAACTATCCCTTATTCGTAGCTTGATGGACAAGACTTTCTATGACGATCATCGTGGCGCACGTTGCCCCGACAGATTGTTCAGCAAGGATGTTCGCAAGATCAAGCAAGCAATCGACACAGCTATGGATCGCTATGAGCGTACTGTAACTCCGGCAGAGATTGAGGCTCTGTTCATGGCTAACAACCCTACCCTCACAACGGCACAGAGACAGGCATACAGCCACCTGTTCGTACAAGTGAGTAAGGAACAGCCAATGGGCAGTGACGTAGCACAGGAGG